AATTAGGCTACAATGTCCTTACAAACTGCAAACGCAGCTGGCTGCAACAAGTTGCAATCCATGTAAGCATTTAATACCACGTTGGTCAATCCAGCAGTTGCACCGCTATAAGGATCAACAGTTAACTCCATACCACCCCAAGAAGCTAAAGCCATCTTAGAGAAATCTCCAAAAATAGCAGCGCTCAAAGTGCTTGAAGTACCTTTGCTCAAGTTGCTAGGAACCAAAGTCGAAACAGCTACAGGGTAACCGTTCAACTCAGAACCACCAGCAGGCCAAATAAAGTTACCTTCTACGCCGCTTGATTGACGTGGGGTTGTCTGCAATTTAGCTTTAACCAATGGGTTAGTCAAATAAGCAACTCCATCGCCGTTGGCGTTTTCAACTGCCTTCATCAAGTTAACAACGTCAGCCCAAACAGGTGCAGCACCGTTGGCGTTTGTTGAGTTTGAAGTAGCGCCACCTGCATAAACTACATTCACGCTAGAGTTAGCGATAATACCGGTAGGCTCGTTAGAACCACCGCCCTTAATAGCAGCAGATTCCAAGCTCTGAGCCATAGCCTGTAATAACCAGTTACGCACATAGGCGTCGATGCTGTTGCTTGACTGCAACATTAACTGATTTGACACTTGAATGTAAGCAGCCAAACGCTTGGGGCTGAAAGTTACCTTAGAAAAAGCAGGGCTTTTCTCTGTAGCTGTTCCGTTTTCTGTGTTCCATCCAGCAGAAGGCAAAGTGCTAGCAGTTGGTAAATCCAAGTTGCCAACCAAGTTGCTCAATTGCTGAACGCCCAACCCGCGCAATACGGTCTTAGGAAGCAATACATCGATAATTGAACCTACTGAAGTTTGGATATTTACTCCACCCTCAGAGCCTGAGCTTCCACCGGTTGCAGTCATGTCACGCTTAAACACCTCAGAAGGAATTTTAACGGAATGAGCAGAAACAGAAACACCGCTACGCTGATATTCTTCAGCAGCGATTGCGTTAAACTCACCTTCGATACCATCGCGACGGCCGCTGATAGCCATCTCCATAGCACGCTTGAAGCTATACTGCTCCTTCATTTTTGACTTTTCCTTTTCTTCGCTACGGCTTGCGCTGTTTCCAGCAGCCTGAGCGGCAAGGGTTTGCAATTTTTCCAACTTCTCAACCTCGGAAGCAATAGCCGATAAACGGGCTTCGATTTCAGATAATCTGGAAGTTTCTTTTTCGCTCATGCTGCGAGCTTCACGCTCGATAACATTCTGCAAGCCAGCTAACTCGTCTAACAAGCTGCCGCGCTCTTCTTTAAGTGCTTTTATGTTTTTCATGTTTTAGTAATTTTTATATCTTATTGCAATCAATTTAATTATGTCAGCGCTCGCCTTGGATTGCTCGGCGTCGCTAATCTCTCTCTCTTCGTCACGCATCTTAATAATGCTACGTGCGTCGGCTTCGGTGTCCTCATACGCTGGATATGTCACAGGGCTTACGTCGTATAAATCCTCAATAACGTTCACCACGCGCTTACCCATTGTTCCGTACTTTTCGGATTCTGTCCAAGTTTGCTCACGGATTGTAAAGGCAAAGCTTGACTGCGTAATATCTCCGCGCATAATTGAACGCACTACGCTTACGTGTGTAGGGTTTTCGTAATCAGGCACCCAAGTATATTCCAAATTTCCCTGAGCGTTTACAAATACTTTGCACGTGTTCGCTTTAGTACGGCCTAATATTAATTCGCTCTCATGATTGAATAAGCAGCGAATGTCGTAATCTTTTTGCAGCGCGTAATCAAACGCCCCTGGTGCGATTACTTCCTCAAAATATCCTAAATCCGTTACGCTATTAACAACCGCAGCAATGCCGCCCAATTCCTTGGGCATTGCATCGCCTTCGGCTCTATATTCAATCGTTCCGGTTATCGTTCTTTTTTCAATCATGCCTGTGTATTATTATTGTCACCCGTTGGGTTATTGTTGTTTAATGCCTTGTTTGTTAAGTTAATTATCTTGGCCTCCATGTATTCGTCCATCCTGTCCGCTGGTATTAGATTTGATTCAACCATATATCCAGCGCCATCGGTATAACCGTTCATGTCTTCCCACATGCGCGCCTCGTTTGGCGATAACCATCCGCCGCGAATACCTTTGTTATAGAAATCCGCGCGATCGTTGGCCGTAGCTCTCAACAGCGAATTAAAATTAAACTTGAAATACATCGTTGGCTTATCCTGTTCAGTCAAAAGCTTGCGTCCCATCTCTTGCTCGATATTAATCGCGTAAGCTAACAGCGTGCGTGCATAGAAATCCTGAAACTCCTGTTCAACGGACGATTTAACGCCGCCATCGTTGGCGCCAATCATAGACGACGGCACTCCAAACATACGGGCGATTTCCTGTGCTGAGAATTTACGCTGTTCAATATACTGCGCTTCCTCAGGCGACAAACTCAAGCGCTCCATCTTTACGCCGTTAGGCAATACAGTGCTGCGCGCCTGTCCGTTTATAACGTCATCCAAACTATTTTTTAACGCGCTGGCCTGTTCGGGTTTTATCATCGCATCGCTAGTAAGCAAAAATTTCAATATCCCGTTTTTGTAAACGCTAGCGCTGGAGCCAATAGCGGCTAAATCAATACCCAAACTCTCGGCATGCACCTGAATCGGATTTTTCCCCTTCAATGGGTTATCAGTACACAACCCTTTAAAGTGCAGCATATCCGTTGCCGGAATCATGCCAGGGAATCCCTTTGCATTTACTTTATAAAACAGCTGCCCGTCCTCCATAATTGGCTCGACAAACTCGCTGCGTATTGGGTGCAATTCGATTGCGATAAATCTAGCGTCACGGTTTATAAAAGCGTATGCGTTGCCCTTCAATACCAACTGCCCCACCATGTACTTGATAAAATCAAACTTGGTTTGGTAGCTGTTAGGATCGTTCAATAAAGCCGCCGCATAGTTATTAGTAATCTGTATTTTCTCGCCGTTGCTGTCGTTGTAAATTTTCAAGCTTAGCCCGGCTATCCCGTCCGATATAACACGGACGCAAGCGTGAACGCTGCTAATACTTAGCGCAGTTTGTTCGTTCACGGCCTGCCCTGATTTAGTTTGAATACCGAAAATATTGCTTAGCGTATTAACTAACCAGTCAGGCGGTGCGCTTAAACTGCTCCGCTTTTCTGTTCTAAATTTTGGCCATAGCCTGAATTGCATAGTTACAAATTAAATTTAAATTATTTACTTATCGGTTAACAACGTTTGTTTATTTTCATCCATCGGCATAGCACCACCCTGAACGTGGCATAGTTTGCGTATCGGTTGCGGCCAAACGTTTTCATGTATTGCCGCTCAATTTCCTCAAAGGCTTTCTCATAAGTCGGCCAGTTCGGTAGCTCTGCATAGTAAGCTCTCACATATTCATCGATATAAATCAATTCGGGCCTCACAGTTGAACAAACCAAAAATCTTGTTTCGATTCCGCAGCGCCTGCCATGTAACCGCCCAACGCCATAACCATACTAACCGCCCCGTCCACCTTGTCCCCTGATTTGGCTTTGTCGATTTTAACATTTCCTGCTGGATCCGTTTTCAAATATATGTTTCCCATCATCCACCGCGTTACAGGATTGCCGTCATGTGTTAACTCTTTATTTTTAACCTTTCGCTCCAACTCCTTTGTTGGCGCGGACATGCTAACAAATCCTTGGCCAAATGGGTACATGCTCAACCCGTCATTTGTTAACTGAATAACTAGCTGACTACTGTTATAACGGTCGTAGCTTATCTCCTGCACGTTATACCGTTCACACAACTCGCCGATATGTTTCCGAATAAAATCGTAATCGGTTACGTTTCCCGGTGTTTCTATTATCCATGCATCGCGCTGCCATTGCTTATATTGCTGACCTACTGAATCCGTCCGTCTTCGGATTGCTTCCTCCGGTAAATAGTACCAGGTGCGCACGGCATTAAACTCAGGAAACCACAAACTAAATGCACAGAAATCCGACGTGCTTGCAAGGTCAAGCCCTGCATAACATTCCACTCCGTCCAAATCCATGTCTTGCTTGCAAGCCATCCAGTCCGCGTCGCTTATCCAAGTCATAGCCG